ACTTATTTATTAGATAATATTGCCGGGGGAATACAAGAGTTTCCCTACGACACTGTTAATCTTTTTGACATTGATCAGATTATTGATGCAGTAAATAAACAAAAATAATTAATTGTTTTTATTTAGTATATTAAAAGTTTATAAACCATAATTACAAATAAAGACAATAATACAATTATTGTAACATATAATTCATGAGGATAAAACTTACACAATACACAAAAATAAAAGAAGTTGTTAATGAATAGGTTAGTTGCATATAAATACCGGTTGTATCCCAATAAGACACAACAAGTTTTATTAAATAAGACAATTGGTTTGTAAGTCCTGTGGTTTGGTTAACCAAAGAGATTTACTTGCAGCAAATAACATTTTAAAAGAAGGTCGCAGGAGTTTTGGCGACATAACTCAAAATGAAAGTATTAAAATTGAATATAAAATCAATAGAGGAATGTTAGAGAAAGTTGGTCACATTTATTTAACAAAAAAGAATGATACTAATTTAGTTGACATTTCATACTTTGATGATTGTGGAGTAACATTTACAAAATCATTAATTGGTAATTCAATATTACTTAATTGGACTACTACTTCAACTGGTTTTGTAGCGACATTTAAGTATAATATAACAAGAATCATGCTTTAGTATTAATCATAAAAATCGTTTTTTGAATTATAAAATATTTCATTAAACGATTTTTATTGTATTTATAATAAAAGAAAATAACATGAATGAACTAATTCAAATAATATTTGGTGAATATTCGATAATACAATTATTTGGATTTGCATGGTTTTTTTTTATTGGATATGTAATTTATTCTTTAAATGAAACTAGTGATAGAAATGTAAATAGTATAAGTACACCAAAAAAATGGAGTTGGAAGTTTTGGATTAATGATAATTGGAGAAGATATTTAGCATCATTTCTGGCAACATACGTGTTATTTAGATTTTATATTGAAATACAAGGACATCCTTTTACTAATTTAGAAGCATTAATATTAGGGATTTTGGGTGATGGAATTGGTGCATATGCAAAAAATAAAATTAGTGTATTAAAAGCTGATAGAAATAAAATAGTGGAAAAAATAAATCAAGATAATAACAATAAAAATGAAATTGAATATTTCAAATAAAAAATAATTTTTAATAATGAATTATTCAACATTTAATAGTAAATATTTTTTCATTAAGAAAAACAGTACACTTCCAGAATTAAAATATTCGTTAATTCAACAAGTAAGGGAAAAGTATGACATTACTGACGATATGCTTAAAAACGTTGGTGTTACATTTTCAATGGTTGATGCTGAAACTGGAATATATAGAATTGCAAATGTTCCAGCTAATTTAGTTATTAACAATAAAAGAGAAGAATATCCTGATGAGGAACGATATACACTTATATATCGATTTAAATTAAAAGATACAAGAAATGTTGGTAGGTATTATGGTGAGTTTGTCATTGACATGTTAGGACAAAATTGTGGTAAAATAAAATTACCAGTAAATGACTACATTAATATTATTATTTCAGATTCTTATACAAAAACTACTGTAATTTAATTGACAATTACATTTTTTTTACCTATTTTTGCTCATTATATTAATTATAAATGAGTAATAATTGTAATATTATTGATAATAACACATTGTTTGTGGTTCATTGTGAACGAATTGCAAAAAGACAGGCATATTATTTACGATTTTTTTATAATGATCAATTAATTTTAAGGATTAAAGAATTACCTGAAAATACACGTAAATGGAATGCTGGAATGCTTGTTTGGGAAATCACAACTAGTTCACTATATATTTTAATTAAAAAATATAAGGGATCAACTAAAATTCATTTTGATTTCGGCAATGAAGATAGTAGAAATATATTTATTCAACAAATAAAGAAAATTGAGGCAGATGAAATTGAAAAACGTAAATTTGTTGCTGATTTAAATCTTAAAAAAGAAGAGTGGGTTAGTTATAAAAAAGAGTTGGAAGAAACGTATGTGAAATATATTGATAATTGTCAGTCATTATTAAAATCTGGAATTAATCTTTATCCTCATCAAGTAATCAGTGCAATGTTTTTAAATGTTACTAGAAATGCTCTTCTTGCATTAGATATGGGGACTGGTAAAGCCCAACCATTAGATTCAAAGTTACTCACACCTAATGGATGGATTTTGATGGGAGATATTAAAAAAAATGATTTAGTTATTGGGAGTGATGGTAAACCCAAAAAAGTATTAGAAATATTTCCTCAGGGTATTAAGGATGTTTATAGAATTTTATTTAATGATGGCACTTTTACTGAATCTTGTGAAGATCATTTGTGGTTAGTTAATTCTCCAACAAGAATACATAGAACAATAAAAAACATAAATAATTGTGAATATCCATTTAAAATAAAAAAACTTGGAGAAATTAAAAAAGATGGGTTATATGATAAAAATGGTAATAGAAAATATTACATACCTATGGTTAAACCCATAGAATTTAATGAAAAAGAATTTTATTTACACCCATATGTGTTGGGATGTTTATTAGGTGATGGTTGTTTAACAATAAAAAATACGACAAATTTTTCAACATCCGATAATGAAATTGTTAATATATTTAATAATTATTTACCAATTAATCATGAATTAAAAAAAATTGAACTAATAAAATATGATTATCGTGTCATATCTAAGAATCAAAGAGTAAATAATGTTAATGAGGAAATTATTAATTTAAAATTAAATGGTTGTAATTCATATACTAAATTCATTCCCAATGATTATAAATTTTCTTCTATTAATCAAAGATTAGATTTATTGCGTGGTATTTTGGATACTAAAGGTCGTGTAATAAAAAGAGAACATCGTATTGAAATAACACTAGCTTCAAAAAAACTTATTGAAGACATTCAATTCATAGTACAATCATTGGGTGGCGTTGGTCGATTACATAATAAATGTGTGAATTATAAAGGTAATGTGAAAAAATATTATAGATTATTAATTAAATTGCCACCTAAATTCACACCATTTAAATTAAGTAGAAAAATAGAAAATTTTGTACCACCAACAAAATACCTACCCAATAGAGGAATTTCAGATATAACTTTTGTGGGAAAAAAAGAAACTCAATGTATTTTAATTGATAGTTATGATCATTTATATTGTACTGATAATTGTATTTTAACACATAACACAATTATCTCAATACTATATGCGGAAATGAATAATTTCAAAAAAGTTTTTGTGATAACACCGAATTCGTTAAAGTATAATTATTATAATGAAGTTGAAAAATTTACAAATTCCAATGCATATATTATTGGCAAAAAAAATAAATGTAATATTGATGATGCTAAGTATATTATAACAAATTATGAATATTTCAATTCATCCGATTTTAGGAAAGTAAAAAGTAAATTTGATGCATTAAATATTGGTAAGATCGATTGTTTGATAGTAGATGAGTGTCACCGAATAAAATCAAGAAAAAGTAACACATACAAAGCATTTAATAAAATATTTAAAGATGATGTTTTTAAAGACAAGAAACCCTCTAAAATATTCATGTCTGGGACTCCCGCACCCTCGAAAAGTTTTGAACTTTATAATGTATTACATCAAATATCACCAATTGATTTTCCGACACAAAAATATTTTTATGAATATTATTGTGGTATGAAATATAATTTAGATGGTTTTGGTTGGGAAACTAATTTAGATTTAACTAAATTTGATGAATTATTTAATAAGATAGCACCTTTTATTTATAGAAAGAAAAAATCTGATATATTAAAAGATTTGCCTGAAAAAACATATCAAAAAATTATGTTAGAAATGACACCTAGTGAATATAAGACATATTATGAGTTGGAAGAAGGTGTTGCTAATGAATTTTATAATAAAGAGGTTCACAATCATTTATCAATAATGGGTAAATTAAGAGAATACACTTCCTTTTTAAAAGTTAATAACGTAACAAAATTAATTGATTCGATTCTAGAATGTGGTGAAAAATTTGTTGCTATTGATTTCTATAAAAAGAGCTTGTATGAATTACATAATAAATATCCAAAAATATCTGCACTTCACACTGGTGATGTAATTGATAGTGTGAGAGCCGAAATGATTAAAGAATTTCAAGATGATAATGGAAAAATAAAAATATTTTTAGGTTCCGAAAGTACCACAAAAGAAGGTTTAACATTAACGGCTGCAAGTAAAATTGGTATATTATCGATACCTTGGACTCCGGGTACTTTAGATCAGTGTACTGATAGGGTATCGAGAATTGGACAAAAAAATGCCGTTAATGCATATATTTTTATATATAAAGATACTATTGATGAATATGTTTTTAACTTGATTGAACAAAAGAGGAATGAGGTGTCGCAAGTAATTGACGGTTACTCATATGAGTCAGACATTAATCAAAGCATTATAAATGATTTAATAAAAACAATAAAAAATAAACACATTAAATAAAATTTACTATGAATAATGTTAAAATTTTAAGTGAGATTAAAGAATTTTTGAGTGGTCGTAATAATGATTTACGTTATTTAGTTAACGTTGAAACAGATTCAAATTCGAATGTTGCTGAATGCATAATACATGAGCCGAATTGTGAGCCTAAAATTGTTGAAATACAATACGAATCTTTTATGTATATGAAAGATTTAGAAAAAAATAATATTAAGTTATATAATGGTTATCCAGAATCTTACATTGAAAGTAAGAAAATTAAATATGGTGTAACAATAACTAAGTTAAAAACTGGAAATCAAAAAAGATTAATAAATGGGTATTGTTATAAAATAACCAGTCATAAATCATATAATAATATTATTAATTATTTAAAAGATGGTGGGATTGATCCATATGAAAAGAAATATGATGATGATGGTAATTTAGTTAGGAACATTAAAGGAGAATTTATCTATCAAAATAGAGATTATTTTTATTCACCAAAAACAACTGAACAATTTTTTATATCAACAAAATGTCGATTATATAAGGGATATGAAGAATATAAAAATGTGCATAGAGTAACCTTTGATATTGAAACAACTGGATTAAGATATCAAATATCAAGAGTATTTGCAATTGGAATTAGAGATAATAGGGGTTTTGAAAAAATATTAGAAGTTGAAAAATTTAATGATGATGAATCTGAAATCAAATTAATTAAGAATTTTTTCCTTGTTGTTAATTATTTAAAACCTGCAATAATTTCGGGATATAATTCAGAAATGTTTGATTTTGAGTTCATATTAGGAAGAGCTAAAATATTAAACATTGATTTAGCTACATTACCGACAACATTAAAAAAAGATGTTCAATTAAAAAGAAGACCAAACGTATCTGTTAAATATGGTAATACTGCTGAAAAATATACAGCAACTGAAATTTGGGGAATATCAGTTAATGACATATTACATGCAGCAAAGAAAACGGCAGCAGTTAACACCGATTTAAAATCGAGTGGATTAAAATACGTATCTAAATTTGAAAAAATTGCAAAACCAAATAGAACATATATTGACGGTGAGGATAATGCAATTGGTAGATATTATCAAGAAAACAAAATTTTCTTGATTGATGATAAAAATAATTATGTTCAAATACCTGATGAATATCAGGAACTTGCTAAAAAATTATATAAATTACAGGCAAATAAAACAAGAATTAGTGAAGAACAATATAGTGAATTGAAAAAAAGTTATTTGAAAGGAAATAAAGAATTTATTTTTTGGTTTAAAAAAGATGCATTACATAAAAATTTAATAACATTTATTAGCGGTAAAAAATTAGTAAAACAATATTTATTGGATGACTTGTGGGAAACTGAACAAGTTGATGAATTGTATAATCAAACATCATTTATGCTAGCCAAAATAGTACCAACGACATATCAAAGAATATGCACAATGGGTACTGCTGCAATATGGAATTTAGTATTAACCGCATGGAGCTATGAAAATGATTTAGCAATACCACATACTGATGAAAATGAAAAGTTTTCCGGTGGATTAGCTAGGTGTTTTAAATCGGGATATTCGGAAAGGATAAAAAAGATTGACTATGCCTCATTGTATCCAATGATACAATTAAGCGAAGATGTTTTTCCAATTTTTGATATTACTGGTGTTATGAGAAAATTGTTAATATATTTAACAACT